CTGCAATCGAGTTTCCACAGGCTACAGGAACATGGGGAACAGTTGGTTGGATCGGTATTGAGGACGCATCAACTGGCGGTAACTTGCTGTATCACACTGCTTTGGACGCATCTAAGACGATTGCAACTGGTGATATTTTCAAGATTGCAATTGGTAGCCTGAGCGTGACTTTGGCATAAAGGATAAATAATGCCTTTAGTCGTTAAAGACAGGATAAAAGAGACTAGTACCACTTCTGGTACAGGTACTCTGACATTAGCTGGTGCTGCTAGCGGATTCCGTTCGTTTGCAGACATTGGCAATGGTAATACTACGTACTACGCTATTGTTGATGCGACTGCTGGCACTTGGGAAGTTGGTATCGGTACGTATACGTCATCAGGTACTACGCTCTCACGAGATACGATTCTTTCCAATAGCTCAGGCAACACGTCAGCGATTAACTTTGCAGCCAATAGCAAGGAAGTATTCGTAACGTATCCTGCCTCTAAAGCTGTTTATGGCGATGCTACAGATGTAGCCTATGACCTGCATTTTGCCGCTTCTAACGGCATCTTCCTGAGCAACCAGACGATTAATACGACTATGACGTTTCCTACGGGATACGACGGTATTAGTGGCAGAAATACAACTATAGCTAGTGGGGTGACGGTTACTGTGCCTTCTGGCGCAACGTGGACTATTGTCTAAATGTTTGGGATTAGCACTTTTGCTCAGTCTCCGTTTTCGTCATTAGGTGGATCGACGTTATTCGGTGCTGCTAGCATAGATGCAACTGCTACGGTATCTGCTGCTGGTATACGGCAAAGGATGGCGGCAGGATCAATTAGCTGTGCTGCTACGGTAGCTGCTAATGGCGGTATCTTAAATTTTGGTGTTGGAACAATATTTTGCAATGCAACAGTAAATGCTAATGGCGTAGCAATATTTAGTGGTGTAGCGGCAGTAAATGCAACTGCTACTGTTAGTGCTAATGCAACAAGAGTACAATTTGGCAATGCTGTAATAAATGGTACAGCAACGGTTACAGCAACAGGGATTAGGATTACATTTGGTGCTGGATCAATTACTGGTACTGCAACAGTTAGCGCCATTGGTGGTGTTGTTTATGAAGGCAATGCGTCAGTTAACGGGATTGCCACAGTAACTTGTGATGGTAATGCAATATTCTCAGGCATTGGTTACATTAATGCTCTGGCAACATTAACTGCGAATGGTCAGATAATTGGTGAGGAGTGGTCGGATGTAACTCCTGATGAAACTAATTGGACTGAGCAATCAGCAGGTAGCAACACATGGACAAATGTAGGAACAGGTAGTGACACATGGACAGAGGTTCCTGCCGGGTCAAATACTTGGACGAATGTAAACGCAGGTTCTGATAATTGGATGAGGCAATAAGATGCCAATGACATTAAGCGGAGATGGGACGATTACAGGACTAGCGGTAGGTGGTCTGCCTGATGCTACGGTTGCTCAAGCTGATTTGGCTACAGGTGTGGCTGGTACTGGGCCAGCGTTTAATGCTTATAACAGCGGCTATCAAACAATAGCAAATGCAACTTGGACAAAAATAAACGCAGACACAGAAAATTTTGATACAAACTCAAATTTTTCATCATCTAGATTTACGCCAACTGTTGCCGGATATTATCAATTTGGCGCAAATATTGTTACAAGTGCGTCTATAACAGGATTAGTTGGTTGTTCTGTATATAAAAATGGATCAAAAGCATTTAGTGGATCTTTCATACCAAATTCTAATCAAGCCCCATCTCCACTATTAAATGCTTTGCTTTACGCAAACGGGTCAACAGATTATTTTGAATTATATTTTTATCAAAATTCAGGTACTAATATGACTGCGGGTTTAGGGGATGCAGCATCTGGATTTTTTGGATTTTTGGCGAGGGCAGCATGATACTCTACGACAAAATCATAACCCTATATCCAGAACTCACAGACCGTGACTTCTTGACCGTTATCACTCTGCAAAACGACAGCGACGGTCGTGGTGACTACATAGCTAAATGGGATCATCCGACACTGCCTCGTCCTACTGAGGATCAACTAGCATGAGCTTAAAACTAAATTCATCTGGTGGTGGTAGCGTACTGTTGCAGGAGCCTAGTACGGCTTCTAATCGCACCTTAACGCTGCCTGATGCTGACGGTACAGTTATCTATTCAGATGCTTCTGCTAATCTGCAATTTAACTCAGGTTACGGCTCAATAGCCACAGCATACGGTTGCAGAGCATGGGTCAACTTTAACGGCACAGGTACAGTCGCTATCAGAGCTAGTGGCAATGTGTCGAGTATTACGGATAATGGTTCTGGTGATTACACGGTTAACTTTGCTACTGCAATGCCAGATATAAATTACTCAGCAGTCGCAAACTCCTCTGCTGTCTATGCAAATTATTTTTCTGGTGGCGCTAATATTAATACTGGCACATCTAGCGCAACAGAATTTGCACCGACAACTACTGCAATTCGTATGCAACTTTACTACATAGTTGGCGGTGTTTTTGACGCTAAATATGTCAATGTAGCTGTTTTCCGCTAAAGGACAACCATGAACTCTCGCATAATTTTTCCTACAGATGACGGCGGTGTTGCTGTCATAGTTCCAGCCGCTGAGTGTGGCTTAACCATTGAAGAAATAGCTGCTAAGGACGTACCAGCAGGTAAGCCTTACGAGATCGTAGACGTAGCGGATATTCCTTCAGATCGTACATTTCGTGGAGCATGGACATGGGTCTCGTAATCGACTTAACTAAAGCTAAGAACATTGGTCACGATATGCGTCGTGCTGCTAGGGCTGAGGAATTCAAGCCTTACGACGAGGCTATAGCCAAGCAGATACCGGGTACAGACGGTGCTGAGGCTGCTCGTCAGGCTATCCGTGAGAAGTACGCAGCTATCCAGACAAGTATTGACGCAGCAGCCACACCTGACGAGATCAAAGCAGCATTGGGGATTTAAATGTCAACATTAAAGACGAACAATGTACAAGTTGGGCAGTCTGTAACGGCTACAAATAACTTTACTATTTATCAGCCTTCTTCCCCTGACGGTACTGTTCGCATTGGTGTTGGCAATAGTGGCGCTACGACAGCAGATGTAGCCTCTATATCTTCAGGCGGTAACTTTTCGTTTAACTCAGGTTATGGCTCTGTAGCTACGGCTTATGCTTGTAGGGCTTGGGTTAATTTTAACGGCACAGGTACAGTCGCTATTCGTGGATCAGGTAACGTAACAAGCATTACGGATAACGGTACGGGTGCATACACAGTTAACTTTTCAAATGCAATGCCTGACGCAAATTACTGCACAAACGCAACTGGCACACATGATGGCGGGGCTTATGTAGCGTGGGGTACGGTAGCTAATGACACACCACCAACAACATCGGCAGTAAGAGTAGATTTTTTAAATGCTTCTAGCACAACTGCAGATGTGTCTTTTGCTCAAGTGTCAATAATTCGCTAACAAGGAGTAACCATGCAAAAGATTCTATTTGGTGAGTGGTTGCCAGATCAACCCGGTGTAACAGGTGCAGTAACAGACGCAAAGAACTGTTATCCAGTTGCTAATGGATATGCTCCAGTTAAAAGCGAGGCTGATTACTCTGACGCTGCTGGTGCTAATCTAATCATTACCTTTGCTGGCAAGTTTGGTGGTGCTAGTACATTGTTTGCAGCTAGCACAACCCAGATTTATAAGTTTGATAGCGCTGATGCTAGTTTAGATGCGGCTACGACTACGGGATACACAGCGGTTGAGGGATGGGATGTAACTCAGTTTGGCGCAAAGATGATTCTGGCTAACGGTCAGAATAAGTTGCAATCATGGACACTGAATTCATCGACTAATTTTGCTGACTTAGCTGCTGCTGCTCCTATTGCTAAGTATGTAACTGTTGTCCGTGACTTTGTGGTTGCTGCTAACGACGGAACTGACACTAGTAAGGTTTACTGGTCTGATCTAAATGACGAGACAGACTGGACACCGGGTGCTGCATCTCAAGCTGATACACAGATTCTTCCTGACGGTGGTGACATTACTGGTTTGGCTGGTGGTGAGTACGGTTTAATCTTTTTGGAACGTGCTATCTACCGGATGAGCTATACAGGCTCACCATTCTTCTTTCAGTTTGACGCTATTTCACGGTCTTTGGGCTGTATTTCTAACGGATCTATTGCTCAGTACGGCAATCTAACGTATTTCCTTGCAGACGATGGCTTTTATGTCTGTGATGGTCAGTCAACCAAGAACATAGGTAGCGAAAAAGTAAATCGCTGGTTCTTTGATAACGCCATTCCTAGTGAAATCCAGACTGAAATGAGCGCAACAGTTGATCCAGTTAATAAATTAGTAATATGGAAGTTTAATAATACGTTTGGCGGTAAGAATATGCTGATCTACTCGATTGATCTTAACAAATGGTCATACGCAGAGACTACAGCAACGTCAATTGCCTATGTATTAACGCCTTCCGCTACGTTAGAGCAGGTAGATAACTACAATACAAGCATTGATGCGCTTGATATTCCATTGGATTCGCGGGTATTCGCTGGTGGACAGTTACTATTTGCTGGTGTTAGCGGTCAGAAGATCATTGCTTTCTCAGGCCAGCCTAAGACTGCGAACATATCAACGGGTGATATTGATGTAGGTAGGTCTACGATCATGCTTGCCAAGCCTATTGTGGACAATGGTAGCGGTTCTATCGCTGTTTCTAGCCGGGATAATCTTGCTGAACAAGTGGAATTTGGCTCAAATGTGTCTCCTGATGCAGAAAACCGTGTGAGCTTGCGGTCTAACGGTGAATACCATCGACTAAGACTGACTCCTACTGGTTCTAGCTGGAAAACTGCTGTTGGCTTAGAGTTTGACGTTGTTAAACAGGGTAACCGATGACTCAGTTTCGTACATTACCGCCATTTGGAGGAGATCCTCGTCAGGTTTCTGAGGTGGTTCGTGGGGTTATGGACGGAAAGACCAATAATACGGGTCGGATTACGTTAGCCACAGGAAATGCCACGACAACTACTCTCTATGACGAGCGTATAGGCTTTGACAGCCTGATATTCTTGGTTCCTGTGTCTAATGCTGCCGAAGCTGATTCTACGCCTTACGGAGCGTTTCAGGACTCCACAGACCAGACTGCTGCCAATACCACTACAGCCTATGCAATTACGTTAAATACTACTGATTACAGCAATGGGATTTATGTTTCCAATAGTTCAAGAATAAATGTCCGAAACTACGGTATTTACAACCTGCAATTTTCTATTCAGTTTAAGAATACGACTAACGATGCTCAGGATGTAGATATTTGGTTCCGTAAAAACGGTACAAACATTGCTGATTCTAATAGTCGGTTTTCATTGCCAGCGAGGAAAAGTTCTGGTGATCCTAGCCATTTAATTGCTGCGCTTAACTTTTTCTTGGAGCTTCAGGCTAATGATTACGTTGAAGTTATGTGGCGGGTTACAGATACAGGTGTTTCTATAGAGCATTTTGGAACCAGCACAAGCCCTGACAGACCTGC